CCTTTGGTTAATCTCGGTATCGGATCTTGTTTTAACCAGTCGATTAGACTGTCAATATCAGCACGATTAATTGTATCACTTACTAGTTGTATATTTGTATCCATATAATTCTTTTTATTAATATAATTAAGTTATTTCATTAATCCAAATTGAATTCTATTCAATTATCGACCAACTTTCCCAAATCCAATCATAATTCCACGACAATGTATGTGTTTTAGATAATTGTTCATGAATAGCTATTCTACGTATGTCACAATCTGGCACAAATCTATGAAACTGCACTTGTAAGTTTTTTATAGTTGATAACATTTTTTGATCGATTAATCTTTCTATTACATCATATTCAGATCCTTCTATATTTAACTTAAGTAAATCCACCGACTGTATTTTATTTGAACGTAAATATTTAGAAATATCAATACACTGAATTGTTTCGCTATTGCCAGATCCGTATAGTGATGACCCATCATTATCTAAATAAATTATATCTTTTTTTGTCGAATTTGATAATCCTAATTGATTAATAATAATTTTTGGATTTGAACTAAATTTAGATTCTAATGCATCAAACATTGATTTTATCGGTTCGAAGATGTGTACAGAACAATTATATTTATTATGTATAATATCTGTAAATTCTCCTCGGTATCCTCCTGCATCTATCACAATCGAATCTTTAGTTAAATTATAAGTGTACTGTAAATTTTGTGTTTGATTTGCCTTTACAAAATTATTATATACTTGCATATCAAATGGAACGTAAAATTTCATATTAATCTTTATTTAAAATTGTTTTATACCATGTTATGAATTCAACTACACCGTCCTTTATAGATTTTAATTGAAAACTACCAAATTCATTTTTATATCGATCCAATGAATTCCATACGATAGTTGGTGCAGAAACTGATACTGCATTATTTGATTTACCTTTTATAATTTCTTTGTTAACAGTTGCTCCTATAATTTCGGCCAATTCATAAATTGTGCATTCTTCTTCGCCGCATATATTATATACATTCTGTGTTCCATTTAATGAAATGTTTAATAGCATGGATGTAAAGTCAGTAACATGTAAATAACGTCGTTTAGCACTACCATCATCAAATAATTGTATTGTATCGTTTGACCCAAGCGCCTTCTGTACTAATTCACTTAATACTCGAGAATCATCTTCCAATACGCCTGGGCCGTAACATAATGATACTCGCGCTGAAATTGCATTATATCCTTGGTTTCGTAAATTGTTAACAATTAATTCACCGTTGACTTTTCCTAAAATATAAAAATTTCGTTTATTATTCAAATCAATATTAATATTATCTGATTCAGTATGTGCTGTTTGTTTATCAGATGCTGAGTATATTTCTGAACTGCTTAAATAAATACATGTTGCGGTTGGATTACTATTAAAAATAGATTCAAATGTATTAGCTACCCCATACGAATTAAGTAATAAAGTAGTCATCGATTGTGATAAAAATTTTGAAGGTTGAGCATATCCTGCACAATAGAAACAAAAATCAATATTAGGAACTATTAAATTATCTTTTGATAAATCAGTACTTATATATGTAACATCATCTCTATCTAACAAATGTATTATTCGATTAGGTGTTGTTGATAAACTAGTTAATGTTAATTTAATGTTGTAATCGTGAGTATCATTCATATATGAGAATAAATCAGCTAGAAATCCTCCTATAAGCCCATTAGCACCAGTAATTAAAATATTAGCATTACTAAGCTTAGTTAAATTTAGTTGCGATATAATTTTTTCGTAATCGTGTTTCATAATTTCAATTTGTTTAATATTGTGTTAGTATCCATACCAGATGCTTGTCGTAAGTCATCATATGTACCGTATTCTGTAATAAATTTATTTTGTATTCCGATTCTAGTTACCGCTACATTAAATGTAGAACTTATTAAGTCTCCTAAGCCTCCAGTAATAAAATGATTTTCTACTGAGAATATTTTACTGTCACTGTTAAATACTTTTGAAATTTCATTAATAGACTCTGTTGAAATATTTGATAATGTAGAAACATAGAATATTCCAATTTCTTCATCATGCAATACATCGTCTAATAAATGACCTGTTACGAACACGTATTTATTATTTTTAGATTTTTGAATAATATTAATCTCATTAGATTTAACTATTAGATCTTGAGTATGTGAATGATTTGATAATCGAAAATACTTAGGATTGCCATTAGCCCATGATTGGTTGAATAATTGCTCGAATTCAGAAGCAGATCCAGGTTCATATACATCCATTCCTGGAATACTTCTCATTAATGCAATATCACTGTAACAATGATGAGTACAACCCAAATCAGCATAATCATACGTTCCGCCAACAGTAATAATTGTAACATCGGTATTTTGATATCCTAACCCAACTTTTATTTGTTCATATGCTCTTTCTACAACAAATGGCGCGATCGTATGTATGATTGGACGCATTCCTTCAAGAGACATACCTGCTGCAACATTAACTGTAGATTGTTCACAAATTCCTATATTAAAAAATCTATCCGGTGCGCTGTCTTGGGCATCTCGCAATAAGTAGTGACTAATATCTCCTATTAATATTACAGATTTATCATCCGTTTGTACAATATTTTTGCATATTTCTGCGAATTTAGTTCTCATATATTTCTTGTATAAATTGTGTATATTCTTCTAATGTTGGTGCCTTATGATGCCAGGTAAACATATTTGATTCTAGTTGATTAATTCCTTTACCTTTAATTGTGTTAGCAATAATAAATGTAGGCATATTTGTTTGTGTATTTATTAATGATTGCATAATTTCATTTATATCGTGTCCATCAGTTTCAATTGAATTGCATCCGAATGATTGAAACTTATCTTTAAGATTGCCTAATGGCAATGATCGAATCTGAGATTGATTATAATCAACAATACAAACTAAGTTATCTAATTTATGAGCTGCAGCTAACATTACAGATTCCCATATACTTCCTTCATTGCATTCACCGTCACCAATTATACAATAAAATTTGCCAGGTTTGTTAAGTATCTTTCTTGCTATAGCTGCGCCAATAGCTGTTGGTAATCCTTGCCCTAACGATCCAGTTGATGTATATACTTTATTGATTTTATTTTTATCCGGATGTCCTCCTAATTTACTTCCAGATTTGCCAAATTTGCGAAGTTCATCGATAGTTAATTCGCCAATGATAACTAAATATGCATAATATGCTAAACAACCATGACCTTTACTTAAAATAAAAATATCATTAGGTGTCATAGTTTCATGTAATGCACATATAATATCTACAATCGATAGAGCACTTGGAATATGACCATGTTTGGCATGAAATGCTGCATCTACGATTAATTTTCTAATTTCTTTTTCCATAAATTTATATTAGTTTAGTTTTTGTATCTCGTTGTGATAATATCGGCGAATCTATAGGCCAATAAATATTAATGTTAGAATCGTTCCACTTTAATGTAAACTGATCATCTACATCTGCATATGCTCCGTCGTATGCCCATTTATAATGAAGTAATGCTTGTTTGCTTAATACTAGGAACCCGATTGCAAAACCAGGAGGCGTTAATACTTGTTTTCTGCTTTTATCATCTAATATTATCCAATCCCACTTTAGATAGTTTACTGAATCTTGTCGATTGTCTACTACAATAAAATATAATTCTCCTGACAGGCAACTAGTTAGTTTCCATGATTTATTATCGCCATGTAATCCTCGTATTACATTTTGTCTAGATGATGATATTTTATCATGTTTAAAATTTAGTTTTGGTTCAAACTCATCATGATTCCACAGAGTTAATAGATCACCCCTGAAATCAGTAAAAATATCAGGCCGATACACGGTAACTTCTGGAAATATCATAACTTAGTAAATATATTTTTAAATAACCAATCTTCTGTCACAGCATATTGTTTTGCTAATTCTAAATTTTCGTGAGCATATTTTAATTTTGATTGATATAATTCCGGAGTAAGTGATGCTAAAATATCATCTAACTCATCTATAGAATTAAAACAAATAAAACCATCAGTGTTAAAAAATTCTGATATGTTTGGACAACCCCAATATATTGGTATTGTTCCTACAACTAAACAATCTACAATTTTTTCGGTAAAATAATTTAATTGATTAGAATTTTCTATTATTATGGAAAACTGATAATCTTGTAATCCATCTTCTTTGTTGACTAATGGTCTTGCAGACCCATGTCCGTAATAATCAATCCCAGATGATTGAAATCTATTTGCAATTACGTGTCGTAATCGATGTCCGGTTAATTGCTGTCGTCCAGAATATATCATTGAAACTAACTTTGCTTTATCATGCATTTTCCAATTAGATTCATGTATCCAACAACCGCCGATCGGATACATTTTAGTTTTAGTTGGATAATTTTTTAATAGTTCAGGATCGTGAGTTAATACAAAATCATAATGCTCTTTATATTGATCAAATGTAGTATAAAAGCCCGGGTGTAATTCCCTAGACTCCATTAACCAACCAATCTTATGTTTACTAGTAATTCCTGGAGCGATGCCTGAATTTATAAAACTGTCAGTAAATAAAGTAATTCCTTGCCAATTGGTTTGATTTTTTACATATGTTGTATATTGTGTACTCTTAGAAAAAACGTGAGAATATTTACCGTCTTCTGTTATTAAATGCTCAAATGCCGTGTCAAATAAATTAATTTCCATACTTATATTATTCGTTAATACATACCCAATCTGCTGGAAACATATCTATTGTTGATAAATTATTAATAGTTGCAGGGCCGAACCATCGATTAGGATATATTACTGTTTTTGTCGTATTACAATTAAGCCAAGCTGCCCACCAACTAAATGTAGAATTTGCTATAATATTATGTTTGCATAACGACATTAGATATAAGTCTTCGATATCTGATTGTGATTCTATGAATGTATATTCATTTCCGATAAATATGTTTTTACACCAATCGATATCATCACTAAAAACTAGATATTTCGTTCCAATTGGGAATTGTTTGATTGCATTATTATAATATGAAATAGATAAATTATGATGAAAATCTGATAATGTTATATAATCACCGCGACGAATGTGTAGTGAAACAGTGTTATCTTGTAATACAGGATATTTACTATTTAATTTAGTTAACATGTTAATATCTGGTGCGAATAATTTTTGTATTTCAATATCATTAAAATATTTATAAGATTGATAATATCCATGTAATATAATATTAGATGTAGTATCGTTTATCGGATTATATCGAAAATTTGGTTCGTGAATTTCGATTAGATCATGATTATGTGTATATATAACAAGTTTATTAAAAATCGTATCTAAATAATCACTTGGTGATTTTGGTCTAGAATGGCCATGACTGATCTCTGTATATTGCGTATTAATTAAATACTCAGCCCCAATTTTTTTTGATAATGAGTATCCTGCTGCAACCTGAAATAACATATTACCTAAACCGCCCATTAATTTTGAAGTAATTATATTCATAATGTACTGTAATAATTGTTTTGTTTAATTTGTCGTTCGATTGTCTTTGGGTGATATAATGCAAATTCTTCCATTTCTGGCAAAACTGTGTATGATTTGAATCCATCCAATCGTTCATGCACTTTATTGATCCATTTTATCTCAGGTTTGTTTTTCCAAATTCTCCATTGATTGTCTGGCCAATTAATCCATCCTTTTTCATTTACCGCCCAGCCCCATTGTTGCATATGATCTTGTTGCATACCTTCTACCGTATTAACACGTGGCACTAAAAATACATCACAATCGCAGTTTTCTTCTAACAGGTCTGGGAGTATTTCAATTAACTTTTCATGTGGCAATTCATCAGCATCTATTTGAAAAATATAATCACCAGTACAATATGAAGCTATATTGTTCTTAAATGCAGCAAAATCATTGTTTAATGATCTAAATGCAACTTGTAAGTGAGCTTTCGCGTGATGTTGCATAATGAACTCATGCACTTGTTCTTTTTCAGGAATTTTATCGTAGAAATCTGACTTTTGTAAATCCATTAAGACTAAAATCTGATCTTGTTCTCGTTTATGTTTTAAAAGGAATGCAATGAGCCGTTTAATTTCTTCGACTTCATTGCATACCGTAACTGCGTAACTTATTTTCATATTATATTATAATGAATTTAGTTGACAAATCAAATCTTTTGAAGCTTAGGCAATTTTAATTCAATTGGCTTTGGAATTGATTCTAACCCAGTATCCACTGTTTCTAATACTTGTTTGTATACTTCAGCAACCGCAGTTTTTGTAAATGTTGAATTAACAAAATAACGTTGACGTTTTGCTAATTCAGCCCACTTCTTGTAGTTTTTACGAACATCTTTCATCATGGCAGAAGCATATCCATAATCAAAACTAAACCATTTTGCATCACCAATTAAAAACTCATTTTGTGCCGATGGATGGATCGGTGTTAATTGGCCTGGTAGTGCACAAATAAAATCCTTTTTGAGGAAATCTGCTTGACCTGAATAATGCGGCGCAATAATTGGTTTGCTTGTTGCTGAGAATTCTAATAATGGTCTTCCAAATCCTTCTGCTTTTGTAAATGACACAAATGCTTTGACTTTTGGATGATTGTATAGTGAATTCATTTCAGCATCCGTTAAATCTCCATGCACTAAATAAACATTGGGTAATTTTGCAGTACCGTACATATCTCGAACTTGATTGATTCGGCCTTCAATATCCATTCGATCCATGATGCTATATGTTGCACCTGATGTTTTTAGGATAAGTGCTGGTGCATCTTTAACATCTTTAAATGCATGGAAAAAGCAATGTACCATGGCTCCTATGTTTTTTCGGTCTTCGCCTAATTGGCCTTGCAACCAATGTCCGACTGATAAGAAGGCAAATGATTCGGTAACTGAATCTAATTCAGATAATACGATATCAGTTGATGATTTATACACTGTTTCATCAAAATATTCTGGAACTACTTCAATTCGAGTTGTAATCAATAAGTTGTTGCGTTTCGCTGTTTCCTCAAATGTAGAACGAGTAAATTCACTAGGTACAATTATCAATTGCATTTTGTTGATGGTTTCAATCCATTGTGCCGGACAAATATCTCCTTCAGTACCTGCCGTAACACCAATATTGTATTTTCCAACAGCTTGAAACTCATTTGGAACTGAAATTTGAATCCATACATCTGGTTGTTCTGTTAATGGCAATGGAATTATACGAAGTTGCAAATCCACAGAAATTGGATAAGTCATTGGGGTATGTCCCCATGGCAATGAAACTAGTTTTACATCCCATTCAGACCCTCGTTGTTCTATAATATTTGTTATCACTTCGCGTGCGTGATGACCATAACCGCTTTGTGTCGCTACTGGCGACGCTATAACTACTTTTCTCATTGTGCTACTATTCCTGTTTGTTCGTATTTAGGAGTTTCTACTTTTGTTACTGTGAATAATGGTCTTAATTCTCTGTTCATTGCAAATAAATCTCTAAACATTGAAATCATTTTGTTACCCATCTGTTCTGCCGTTAATCCATTAGCTAATGCCCATGTTCTTCCTTCAAATCCGCATGCAGCTCTATTTTCTTCGGTCATTGTATACCAATATCCAATTGCTTCAGCAACTTGTTCGAATTGAACTCGGTCATCAAAAATATATGGTGTTGCTGGCGAGCCTTGTAGTGATCTGTTGCTTGGGAATACTGGTTTTACCCATATTCCATGTTTTTTAAATCGGCCGGTATGATTAGTTGAAAATTTGCCATCAAAACGAAGCCATTCTCCATTTTCATCTTCAAATCCACATTGGTCTTGCAATCCACCAGTAACATTGTTAATGATTGGGCATCCTGCTAAAATTGCCTCAGTTGAACTAAGTCCCCAACCTTCATTGCTACCGATATTAATTGTAACATCAGCCACATTGTACATTGCATTTAATTCAGCTGCGTTTATTTTTTGTTCTGAGAAAATAATTTTGCATTGTGGTGCCAATGTTTTTGCAATTGCTTTTAAGTCTGTACCATTTTCATCTATTGCCTGAGTATGCATAACTAATGCAATTTTGCTTTGTTGGTCTGCTGGTAATGTGTCTATAAACGTTTTAAATGCTAAAACTACATCGCCTGGCTGTTTTCTTCGAATATTGCGATTATTCCAAAACACAACAAAATCAACTTTGTTATCTTGCTTGATTTTTTTATGCATTGCAACATATGCTGGATCATTTGAGATTAATGGTTTGAATACATTGTGATTTAACCCATGAGGAACATATCCGGTAAGTATCTGGTTCCATTTCTTGGCTGTTGGCATATACCAGGAATCATCATAGTTAATTACCTCAAATCCATTCTGTTTAAGCACTTCTCTATGGATATTGTCTGATTGCTTGCTAATTCCCATAATCATATCACAGCTAGCATAAAAAGGTGCGTTCCACATTGGATATGGTAAATCATCCCAGATAGAATAATATGTAATTGGAATATTGAATGTTGTTTTTATTTCATGCTCGATTGCATACAACCATGTCCAATAACGTGGATCAGTAAAGTGAAGAATTGCATCAGGTTGTTCTTGATTGATAATTGCAAACAGAATATTGCGATCACCATATCCATTCCATGGAATCAATTTGACTGATGCATCTGATATGCCGGTTTCTTTGATTACTTCAGCTGACAAATCAAATGCTTGCCCGGCATCTGGATGATTAATTGCAGCTCCTAATTGAACCCAATCAAATTCTTTAACTGTGTTTAAAATAATTTCTTTGCTAATAGTTCCGATCCCGGATGGCAAACGAAAATCATCACCTAGTAGTAGGATTTTTTTCTTTTTTGATAACTCCATATATTCCTTGTAACTTTTATATAAATATAGTTTAACCTAATATAACCACCGGTTTACTAAGTTTTTGTTGATTTGTGTATGCTGTTTTTAAAACAGGATCTAACTGATCTTCCTGAGTCATTATCATCATATAATCACATTGTTCTGCAATTAATTTCATGCGATGATGCAATTGGCTGAAATGATATGATTTACCGTAATATGATTCTGGCATTGCTGAATATAAATTATATCCTGAAAATGATGGATTAAATTCTTGATAGTTTATTCCAAATTCCAATGCATATTTTCTAACCATACTATTAGCACCCTCATTTCCTCCAGCTCCTATAACTGTTAATTCATCACCAAATTGTTTGTTTAGTCGAAACAGCGTATCTTGTACTTTTCTTTTATTTTGCCAACCAGTGCTACCTATAACTGCTACTTTTTTCATTTTGATTTTTCGTATAAAAATTTAACACTCTTGGGCATATGTCCGTATGCTACTCGAAGCATCATTTCCAATGTTGTTCGATTCGTTTTACACTGTGGATCTGATATATCAGTTAATAATGTATATTCATACTTTGTCCATCCAGTATATGGTGCTTTCTTTTGAATATCAAATCCATATACATATGTATGTTTGTGTTTAAACCGAATCATATTATAATATATTTAATTTTATTCACGAATCCTAGCTTCTTTAGAGCAATTAGCATAGTCTTCCTTAAAGGGACAATATTTACAATTCTTTGAACCTTTTCCTGCAATTGCTAGATAGTTTCTATCAGCATTTTTATTGCCTTCGGAATCAAAGCATGATTCAACAAATGCATCAATTGATTTCTGCACTTTGCGCTGAGTAACTGATCCAGATGCTGGTCGAAGCTGTTGAACTCTTTTTTGTGGAAACATTGAATCTTCTATTAGTTTGCGTTTAACAATAAAAAATTCAACATCAATTTTTTCAATTGGAGTTCCAAATTGTTGATGGAAATAATTCTTGTATGCAATCAATTGTGCCATTTTGATACTGTCTGCTTTTTGATATTTGTTCCAACCACTTCTGCTTGTTTTAATATCTAGTATCAAAATTTCATTGGTCTTAGTATTTCTCAAAACAACATCAATAAATCCATACCAAAACACCGAAGGATTCTTAGCTGATGCCTGAGTGCACAATTCCATTTCAATTGCAACCAATTCCCAATCCTTTGTAGAAAAATAGGTTGAACGTCTATTTTTAAACCAATTTAAAATGGCAACACCATCTTCTAGATACTCAGCCAATTGCAATGGATTCGAATAGTGTTTGCCATCCATTGCTGTGACTGTTCGTAAATATTCTGAGCGAAGATTAGTTGTCAAAAGTCCTTGCAAATCAATTCGATCGGCACTCTTTATAGAATCCGTATACATCACAGTTAAATATGTTTGCAAGGTTTCATGGAATGCTGTTCCGAAACATGTATCGATGCTAGACTGAAATGGAGCTAACCCATCAATGTAAGCAAGTTTCCATTGTTGTGGACATTTTTCATACATAGACCATTGGGAGTACGAAATCTTTCTAGGTACAGTTGTGGCATCTCGCAATGCTAACTTATAGATAGGAGCTATGTAATTTACATTTTCTTTCATACTATATTATAATAAAAAATTTGATAAAAACCAAAAGAACAGTAAAAAAGCCGCAACATTTCTGCTACGGCTTTTCATTATATATTGTGGTTTAGTTATTTAACATTCAAGAATGTTCCTGCGCCTCCTGCCACGGTGGTTGGTAATACTCCGTCCCATTTTGTAGCTTTAGTATACTCAATATACATTGGCGTCAATTCCATCTGTTTCAACTTAATTGCTAGTGCTGCTGCTTTGGCATTGATAATTGTCTCGGCTGAGTCTGCTCTTGCTACTGCTACTTTTCTCTTACCCTCAGCAATTGCTGTCAATGCTTGTTGCTCAGATGCTTCTGCTTGTTGGATTGCTTTTGTTTTAGATATAATTGCTTCTTGCAATGCTTCTGGTGGTGTGATATTTGTTCTTAGTTGAGATACATCAAACCATCTTGTTAATCGCTTGTTACACTCTACAACAATTGCAGCTTCAAACTCCTGACGATGACTAAAGATTGAATCGACTTCCCATTTATTTGCTTCATCATTAACTGATCCGACAATTGCATTTTTTAGCCATCCTTGTTCAATAGATTTGGTGTCTAATCGAAGATTCACAAACATGTCCCCAATATTGTTTTCCTTCAAGGAATAGTTAAAGGTTGGTTTAATAGTTGCTGAGAATCCGCCTTTTGTAATAACTATTTGGTCATCATACTCGATATGTTGCTGGAATAATGGAAATTCTTTAACTTGTTCAGTCCATGAATTGTATACTACCCAACCTGTCTTGTATTGATAGTTAGTTACGCCACGTTGTGATCCAATCAAACTAATTTTTAGTCCTTTGTAACCACTGTCAATTTTTTCAACACTATATGGTTGAATGAATGCAATAACGACACCTACAACCGCAATTGCAATGCCTGTCATTAGACCTTTTGTACTGTCTTGTGAGATAGCACTGACAATTTTAATTCCTGCAATAATAAGGAAAATTCCAATAATAATACCTGTAATCATTTTAACTTGTTTTTAATTGTTTTGTTAATAAATTTAATAATTAATTCAATCTGCCAGACTGTGTAAATCAATGCAATGACTCCGGCTGCGCCACCTACATATTCGTTAATTTCTCGATTGATACAATACTCAAAAAACAGTGATATTGCAAACATGTATGCTAACAATGTTATGACAAGCAGTTTCCAATTCAATTGGATATCAAAAATATTTTTCATTTTCTTTTTTTTATATAATATGAAATTATTTTTCAATATCCAACCGCATTTCGCCTTTTTCTTTTAAGTAAATGTCAATTAAGTTTTTTGTTTTAACTAGATCCTGATTAAACTGACCTTTATGCCGACATCTAACAATGCGTTTAATGATGTCAAATTCATAGGTATTCAATTGCCACTCTTCCGCAAACTTATAAAGACTATCTTTGCCTTTGTAATGTGATTCGGTATTAATACTCATGATTAACAAATTATTGTTGTCCGTGGATCCGATATCGATGGATATGTATATGGACCTACAGGTGCAGTTGTTCCTGGCATTACCGGCCATTCTGGAGTCCATCCAACCGTATTTCGGTCTGGTGTTTTTTTATCAAATACTAAGTCTAGATGATCTTTTACTATTTGAAATTGTGTTGTAGTCAAATGATTCATAGTAGTTAACTCCATAAATCCTTGCAACCAGTAGGTAAATTGTTCTGGTGTCATTTTTTTACTCCTTTAATCATTGTTTTTATTTCACTTTCAGTATATCCATATAAACCTAGCAGACGGGTGCAACTTGTTTGATCCATTAATTCCACGTAGTCTGATGCTTCTGATTTACCAATGCTGTAATGCTCTGCTACCTGTGCGATTAATTTGTCTGAAAACTTTTCGTCTTTTTTGCCTTTTATGTATTTTGCAAACCCTTTGCTAGCTGGCAGGAATTCATAGTAAAGACGATATGTTTCTTTTGGTCGTAACAATCCGATTGTATATGTTTGTAACTCATTAATAATTTCTGTCAAGTCCTGACGCATAGATAACCATCTGTTAACAATGTATGGAGCAAATTTTGATTGATCCGTTTCGGACCATTTGCTCCATTCTTTCTTTTTGTGTGTTACTCCGTCAATGAAATCAAAAATTGTTGCACCCTTTTTCTCGTCCGCCATGTTTATAGTTTATACTTAAGTTTATATTTTTCTTCGAATATTCCGCCAATTCCCATTTCTAATATAATTGCAGTGTCAGGAATTCCTGGCAATTTCTTTTCTAACACATCATCAATGCTTTTATTCCTAAATGTTTTCATTTTAGTTCGAGCATTGCTGCGATTAGAAGTTTTAAAAACAATTGTTATATTAGATTTATAATATGGTGCTGACATTATTTTTTTGCTTTAATTGTATACTCATATTTCTCCCAATAAATTTACAAACATAGCCATGATGTTGATTTCTTTGTCAACAACGCTAGCATCTTTAAATTGAGATTCTGCTATGATCAAAATGCATGGAGCAATATGTCCGTGAGCAAACTCATCTAAGCTATCATACAAGAATGTGTACATTGGCGTAAAATCTCTAACTTTGCTATCAGCAATAATTTGACGAATTTTGGTAAATGCCGCTTTCTTATCTTTAGCATTTTTCAACACATCGAGTACTTCAGTTAGATAATTTGCTTGAATTGCACTTGCCTTATCCAATTGCAATTTACCATTAACTACAGATGCTTGTGCTGCATTGATAGCTCGGCGAATATCTGGATATGATGCATTTATTATTGCAGCAACGTCTTTGATATCAAATTCAACCTCGTTTTCATTCAACACTGTAACTAATCGTTTTGCTACATCTGTTTTGTTTGGAGGTGTAATTGCAAATGTTTGACAACGTGATTGAATCGGGTCAATAATCTTTTCAACATAGTTGCATGTTAAAATAAAACGAGTCGTTTTGCTATATGTCTCCATCAAATTACGAAGTGCTGCTTGAGCATTCGGTGTTAAGTAATCACTTTCATCTAGTATAATGATTTTCCAACGACGAAATCCTACTGTTGATGCATATCTTTTAATCTTGTCGCGTACTGCATCTACTGAGTTTTCATCTGATGCATTTATATACATAACATCGGCGTCCACACTACCGGCAATGATTTTTGCCAACGTGGTCTTACCCGTGCCGGCCGGACCGTAAAACAATAAGTGAGGAACATCGCCATTATTGATAAAGATACCAACTTTTTCAATGATATGTTCATTTCCAATATATCCTTCTAATGTGCTTGGGCGAAATGATTCAACCCACAACGTATTTTCTGTGTTTCCGTACATGTTATTTACCTGTTGATCCAAATCCTCCTTCGCCTCGGTCAGTATCAGATAAGTTGCCTGATTCTGCTATTTCGATTTGCGGATATGGTAATATTAATAATTGTCCTACTCGATCACCTGGATGATAGATTGTTGCGTTTAATAAGCCATTTACTGGTCGAAATTTAAACATAATCTCACCACGATATCCTGAGTCTATGACGCCTACGTGATTAGTTAAATATAAATCAGTTTTGCTATTTGATGATCTAGGAAATATTAATCCTACATGTCCTTGTGGAATCTCAATTGCTAATCCTGTGCTATATGTAATATTGCCATGGCTATCTTTTTCCATAGCAGTTGCAGTCAGGTCCATTCCAGCATCCCCAGCTTTTGCATAACTAGGGATAACTGCGTCTGGATGTAATTTTTTTACTCGTACTTGCATATTAGTTTTGTAATTGAACTAACCAATAAGTTGAATCAAAATCAGCACCTGAGAAATTGATTCTTGCCAATCCTTCGGTTGAGATATGCAATTGACCAGCATCGCCTTTATTTGCAACTAAAATTTCTTTGAGTTTGTCAGCTGAGAAACAAATTGGCTCAATTGGATCTTTTCCTCCATCCATTTCAAATGAAATATTATCAGCATTCACTGTGGAATAATTGATGATGAATTTGATTTTGCCGTTTTGAACCTGAATTGCAAAATTCTTTGCATCTGGAATTGCATTTTTTGCTTTGATAAATTTGTTAACGAATTCATCATTTACTGGAATCGTTACAACATAATCAGGCTCAGCATTAATGGTTGGGACTGCTGGAATAACTGTGGTATCTGCTAACATGAAAGTTACTTGAGTATTTCCTTCTGTAATTTTCATTGCATAATTCTTACCAGATGAATCTTTTACATCAATATTGATGTTTTCACCCAATGCTCCTAGCATCTTTGTCAATGTTCCGGTATGATTGATTCCCAATGAACCTTTCATGAATGGAGTTGTTTTCCATTGAATTTTACCTACAACGGTTTGATCCATATCAATCAATTCACAATTGATTCCCGATGTATCTTCTTTTAAAATAACTGCTTCACAATTCCCTGCCAAATAGTAGCGATTGATGAATGATTGTAATTTGCTTTTTTCCATTTTATTATTTGATTAAAATTTAAAGTATTTATTAAAGTTTTCGGCATCCGTTGTTGATATAGAATCGCCTCCGAATTTTTTATATGTTTTAACATATGTTGAGTATATTTGCATAGCTTTGTCTGGATCTGCAAACATTTCATGTAGTGAAAGAATCACATTGAATAATTCACTTGGGATAGCAGTTTCCAACAATTCCACATGACTATCAACTAGTTTGTCAACATCTTTTGCCATATTAACATACAAGTGAGTGTTATGCACAACCATTCTAGGCATTCCTTCTTGTGAATTACGACACAATCCTTCTGGTGTTTTTCCACCTAAGTATTCATATGTAAAATCACGACATGCTGGACATTCTATACTGCAAGGTACATGTTTTGTTTTGTCAATTGTAATTTCACCTTCTTTGCCTTGTCTAGCATGAGATTTTCTACGATACTCAGCATTCTTAGGAAAATACAATTCCGTAAAGGTTTGTGTTTTATAATTTGTTGAATGAAGATATGTTCCATATACTGGATATTGACCTGGAGATGATGAATCCGTAGACAATTGAACTCTGCCATCAGTTAACTCATTCAATAACTTTTGCAAGGTTGACAAAATAAAGAAATCTGATATTTTGCTTATTCCTAGTAAATGTATGAATTCTACATGTTTCTTTTCAAATTCACGTTCTTTCAACATTAATGCAACCACATACATGAAGTCAACTAATTTTTTAGGACCTCCAATACACCAACCATTAAAATCAAAATCTTTGAATTTATGATACCATGTATTGTATTCCTCACTGTATGTTCCTTGAATCACATTCAGGAATTTAGTTTTACCTGATTGATGTTTCTCAAACCATTTAAAGTTATCAAATGAAATATCCATAGAATCTTGGAATCTATTTTCAAATGTTACTCGTGGTGGAATATCTAAATTTGCTGCAACATCACTATTGGCTTCTAACCAATGAAAGATCTTTTCGCGAATTGTTGAATCCCATTTCAATGCTCCGGTTGCAATCTGGAATCCTCCAGAATCACCAAACACTAATACTTCATCATCTAATCCCATTTGCTGACGGAAGTCCATTTTCTTATAATGGTGACCAGCTGTGATTAGGAAATATGGATGCCTCCATTCCTCAGGGTATTCTTTTGAAAAGAAACGCATCGTAGTACCATCGGTAAACTTTGTGTCCTTTTTAAAGGCTGAGACCATCGATCCTGCTGACAGTGATGGGTAGTAAATAAACTTTTTACTCATTGTAACCTTGTTGTTTTAATAAATATTTACAATATTCCAGCTCGTGCCAAACATTGATTTCTTGTTGATAATCATTTGCAATAATGTATGCCTCCATTCTTCGGCCAATATCTGCAATTTCTGCAAAATTATAAGTTGCACTAGAAATCTCTAGTTTAACTATACAATTCATTAATGTGTTTACCGCATCTTGTACTTGGAATGGTTGATACATTTGATGTGCTGGAATAAATTCTGGAAACGATCTAAAATTTGGAAATACAACATCGCAACCAAATGCTGTGGATTCTAATACGGTCCATGATACATAATCTTGCAATGAACTATTGAATTGAATCTTTGCGGTTGCTAATTCCGTGTAATATTCTTCTTTTGTTAGATTGCTTAACAATTTGAATCTAGGTTGTCTTTGGGCTAAAGCATTCATTTCTTCAATTACACCTGGCAACATTGATTTGAATGATTTACCGGAAGTTGTCACGTGCCATGTATAGTTTGGCATATTTTCTAAGAATTCCTCAGCAACTTGCAACATGAAGAATGGATTCTTTTCTTTGTCTAATCGACTTGAAAATACTACTTTGTTTTTCTTTTTAATCAAACCATGTTGTAATGCGTCTGAATAATTAGGCAATTTAGCCAAAGTCATGGCATGATGCAATGGCAATGATACTACATGGATTGGTGCTTTAAATCCTGCTTGTCGTAATTGGTCTCTGTGAATTGTAGATCCAACAAAGATTGCTGTCATTCGTTCATCTAAACCTAATTCATAATGACGCATCCAGTTGCGCATTGGCCAAGTAAAATCATACTCGTCAACACTTTGTGCATGTATCATTGCATAAACTTTGACTTTGATACCATACAAATCCAATGCGTACCAAATTGCATCCATTCCCGGAGTCCAATAATCCTGCAAGAAGATTACATCACCATCTTTAACTTGATCGTTATTGATCATATCCAAGAAATTGCTACATTGACTCATAGCAAATTTACCTCGCCCTACGGCATCTAACACGGCTCCAACTTTGATTTGCTGGTCTGGATCAAAATCTCCTGGGATATCAATAAATTCTAATTCACTTGCTGTTTCATATGGAGCAAATGTTGCTGGCATCCATTCCTTACTCAATTGGTAAGTATATCGAGCTTTAAGGGGCTCGAGCCCAAAGTAAAATACGTTTCTCATGTTATCTTTCAATTATTGCTCCGTTTTCCCAATCTTCCCAAACTTCAACTTTATACAAAGATGAAAATGCTTCTAGCAACCACTCACCAATCATTTCACATGACATAGAACCGAATTCTAATACATTGGTCGATTCCTTTGAGAACCCAACTCGAAGCGATTTTTGGATCTTTCGATTTAACAAAATAAATTCTTCATCTCGATCTGTATGTGTTACTGTTGCATAACAACGGAATCCAAACATATGACGGTGTCGATCTGAAAGGAATGCTACTTCTGGGAATATTTCTTTTGCATCTGGCCAATTGTGAAAGCCTTCGATGCTAAATGTTACTACTACACTATATTTCATAGTTCTTCATCAAATTTATAGTTATCTGGCTTAATTTCCATCATGTTACACTTGGTAATTTGATGAACACGATACCAACCAGCATCAATACTTAATGTATCGGTATCTTTTAGCAGTTGTACTGCAGGATCTTGTATGCGATAAATAATGTGGCATCTATTAACTAGGTCCACCGGAATGCTCTTTAAAGTAACCGTATCGGCTTCGATTGTAATTGCACAATTAGTTGTATCTAAGATATCTCGAATGATTGATACGCATTTCGGATTAACGTTACTATGAATTTGTTTCATGTATTCAATAGTAAAATAATAATGTGGATATTCGTTGTATTCTTTTACAACTAGTTTGTTGTCAACTAAATCTCTGACAAAGAATGTCATTATATCTGAATAGCGTCCTTCTACTTCTAGGCCACGCCACTGTTTCTTTCCGTACATTTATAACCTTTTTTATTTAATATAATGAATTTACTAATAATATCCAACCGGGTGTGCAGTAAAAAAGTGCTAACATTGCTGCTAGCACTTGAGTTTATTTAATATCTTTAAAAATATTAAGATGTATATGTTATTTTTCCGACTTCTTGTTTTTGTTTATTAAAGAATACAACTTCGCTTCCACCGTCTTCTATTTTAATATAAGTCCAATCATACTCTCCGCCATCTAATTCTCCAGAGTTAAAACTTGATTCAATTGATCGCACTGCACCAGTTTCCTTCCATTGAAAATCATAATATTTAGGTTGTATAGGAATATTATCAACCGATATTACTTTTCCATTATCATCAAAAGTAATTACTCCGGTTTTTTTATTCATGAAATATTTTTCATCAAATTTTATTGGATTTGTTTGTTCTGTTAAATTCTTTGTATTGAATCGTCGCATGTTTTCTGCTAGAATGTTTTTCATAATATATCTTTTTTAATTTATTAATAAATATAGGATAAAAAAAAATCATTTCCCAAATGAAAAGAACTTTTTAGCGTTATTATTTTCCGGTAACTGTCCCCAACCCATTGCGGCATAAAAATCATTGAACTTGTTACTCAAATCAGATGTAAACATTTTAGTGTGATCAATATACTGTTTTGCAAACTCAACTATTTCAGGTGGATCTTGATAACCTCGCAATGCCAAAGTTTCAAACCCATATGGATTGTTTACCATGTAGCCCCATTTGATTTTTTCTCCATCTTTAATTGGTAGAATATCAGTGTTCAATGTTGAAAGCATATCATTAAAATTGATTGCTGCTTTTGCATGTGCCGTAGTACCTTTTATAAATCCAGAAAACGATTTTCGACCTCGAATGTATTTGGATAATTCTTTAACACTTGAATTCTTCATTACATTCAACACTTCTGATTTTTTAATGTTACTTTTGAAATCATGTATCAATGTGGAAGTAGTTTGTTTGTCTTTGCCTTTAAGAATATACCACAATGTTTCTTTCATGATCTTTTTAAAATCTTCCGGGAAACTTGATCTTACAACATCTAATCCTTTAATATCCAATTTATCCGTAGGTTTACCTTCTTTAAAAATAACCCATTGAGCATATCTTTTCTTGGCAATCCATAAACCAGATTTAGCAATATATTCTTGCTTGATTTGGAAACGGTGTTTAGTTGTATTGTGAAATACTTTTGCATATTGGTTGTACATGGTATTCACAGTTTGTTGAATTTCAGATGCAATTGCATTTGTTTGTTCAATCATAAACTGTTCATCTTCTGTATTACAACCCGGGAATCTGTGTTTAATTAGTGGTTCGCTACTACAAAATGTTGAATCTGTATCCGTATAGAATGCAAACTCAGCTTTATCTCCAGATGCATTAACAAAGTGATCTGTTCTTAATTCTTTCTTGTAATAGTTGTTAATAACTTTTGCTGAGAATTTAATAATGCTTTGACCAACTGCTGTAATTGCCCCGGCATTATCTAAATCATAGAATCGAAATGTTTTTAATCCTAACACACCATAAAATGAATTAAGCAATACTTTTTGCGTTAACTGCATGGCATCATAAAATTTATATTCTTCTGTTCCTACCTCAAATGTATCACGCTTATCTTTGTAAATAACTCGCTCATCAAACCATTTTTCTAGAATGGTTGGTAAGAATCCTCGCTTATCATTGCGGTAAACAGCCCCGTTACTGGCTACTGAATAATTCATATCAGTTAACCATTGTTTAATATCCTGAGCCCATGTTCCGTCAGTAAATTGTACTTGAGTTGCGGTTGGACTTAACAAGCATTCTTGATTCCAATCTTTTATAACAGCAATTTTAGTTTCTGGAGAAATATTTGCAGTCATGATGATACTTGGATACAGTGAAGTTAAATCTAAGTCATAGATCCATTTATACAATCCAGGCACTGGTGCCATTACATAGGCTCCGGCTAATGCATCTGCTGTAGTTTCATCTTCTACAAATCTAAATTGCTTGTTTGGAGCAACAAATCCGTTTCTTTTCAAATCTACAATGGCCGCGCCATCTAGATATTTAGATGCAAAGTATACATCTTCATATGGAACGTGTCCTTTATGGCAAATTGTACGGGCTAAATTTAGTAGTTGCAGTTTGTCATCCATATCCACAATCAAATCAACGTCCGTCATGTTATAATATGCAAACTTGTGAATATCCTGAGTAAACAATGTGTCTAAATCTCCATCGTATTCAACTTTACCTCGACCTAATTCTTTCTTAGCAACAGTGTCTAATCGATAATTCGGAAGTTCTGTGTATGTAAAGTTTTTATACAGTTTAATGTAGTCTAAACTAGATACTCCAAATATCTTCCATTTACCTGATTTAGATTGTTCAACTATTCCTGCAGGACTCAATTTTTTAATTGCTTGTGCCCCTAACACTTTTTTAATGCGGCCAATTAAATATGGAATATCATATCCATCAGTGTTCCACCCAGTAATTACAGTTGGATGTATTGCTGCGAATATATTGATAAATCTAGTTAATAAGTCTTTTTCATCTCGGAATATCTCTAATACATAGCCATCGCCTTGGTATTCGCGCTCTTTTATGCGACCTAATTCATCTAGAATTAATACTCGGCGGTCTTTGCCGGCTTTATCGTAATATGCAATAGATGTGATAGCTGTTCGAACATCTTCGGTTGTACTATAACCGTTTTCGTCTTTAGCTGTTTCAATATCAAAAAAGAAATCACGATGCCCTTTAGATGGTTCGTCTGATTCGTAATATAAGTCAATCAATGTTCTAACTTCTTCATTGAGATCAGATTCATATGATTTAGGATTATCACGATGATTACCAGCAACCTTTTTTAATTTAGTACCATCTAGCGATTGATATTGTCCGGATCGATCTGGCAAATATCCGTATGGTTGAAATGGGAATTTTTGATGTCCTAATTCATCGTCCCATACGTGAATAATTCCATTTTTTTTGTCGTGTCCTATTGATGTATATGCCATTATTTTATTTTGTAAATATCTTGTAAGTGTCTTTTAAGCCCGTAATCATCTAGTCCATATCCATATACAAACTCGTGTCCAATTTCAAATCCATAAAAATCTGGAGTCATTGGACCATCTTTTCGCTTTAACAAGGTTACTACTTTGACTTCTTGTGCCATGCGGTCATTAACCATCGTTAATGCTTCGATCATAGTTGCCCCAGAATCTAAAATATCATCAACAATATAAACTCGTTTACCTTTTAAATCTAATTCTAAACCTTTGGTGATTACTACACCTTGTGAATTATCTTGGCCAGTATATGATTTCAATCTGATAAAGTCAACTTCGCTATCAATCGACATCATTCTTGTTAGGTCTGAAAAGAAATGAAATGATCCATTTAGAACACATATCATTACAGGTGGCAATACATTAGTGCTGTTAATTACATGATCAATTGATATTGCCTCTGCTAATGCTTTTACTCGGGCTTCGATGTCTTGTTTGTTGATGATAATTTCCATTATGGACGTGTATTTATCATTGCAATTTCATGTTCACGAACTAAAATAAAATCTACTGATCCTAATTGAACTTTTTTCTGGTTACCTAAGTTTCCTGAATAGATTTTTATTCGATCTCCAGACTTTACAGTCATTGGAATTTTATTTCCGGTTTGAGTAAATAACCCATCACCAACTGCCATTACATCACATTCAATATAATCATCCAATGAATTCATGATGATGATACCACTCTGTGTTTTATCTTGCTTTTCTAATTGTTTTAGGAGTACTTGATCTCCAATTGGTTTCCATTCCATAACTTATTCTTATTTATATATTTAACATTTGTTTTACTGCTGCGACTGTAATCATAGATCCAGTTTTTCTATCAATGATTTCTCCATTACTTACTAAAATTATAGTAGGTACATTGCGAATGCCATAATGAGATGTCATTTCTGGACTTTGATCTGTATCGACATATCGGATTGGCAATCCTGCTGCTTGTAATTGTGGCTTAATTGTTTTGCATGGGCCGCACCACTCGTTGCCAAAATAAATTAGTTGTTTCATTATACTCCTCGTTTAGTATCAAATGCAATGATGTGGTCTCTACCTGTCATATTATAACCATGCTCAGCACACATATCAAACACAATTGGATACATATGTATTAATTCTTCTCTAGTATCGCCAGCTGGCATGATGTATGTTTTGTCTTTTGGAATATGAAGCGATACTCTAAATTCTTCAATCTCTTTTAGGTTTTCTGGAGTGCCATCCCATACTGGTTTGTAATGATAATCTGTATGATAATGCAACGTAGCTTTAATAGCATCCATATTCAATCGATACTTGTTATGTTGTCTAACCATCTTTTCATCGGTAATATCACCCTGTGGTGTGGCAATTCCCACCATGGGAACACTATTTGAAAACTTAGGGCTAAGAGATATAAGATCGATAGGATAATCGGTCTCAACAAAATGCGAGCCCTCAGTTTCGATCGTAATGTGAATGTTTCGTTCATGAGCAAACCATGTAAGTTCATTTACTAATGCTGGATGCATTGTCGGGGAACCTCCCGTTAACATCATTTCTCTGATATGTGGATTTTCATCATATATCTTCACGATGTCGTTGAATGTAAATTGTCCTTTTTCTGGGTGGATACTTGTGTACCAACTATCGCACCAACCGCCCTCACCAAACCAACATCTATGTGTACAACCAGTAGTTCGAACAGCAATTGTAGGTCTACCAAATCGACTTCCTTCGCTTTGTACACATCTATATAGTTCTACTATAGGCAATGTTTTTGTGTAATCTGTAATTCTTTTATTCATAATTAAAATGGTAAGTCATCATTAATTGGATCATATGTATATGTCTCAGGTTGTGGTGTTGCTACTACTGGTGCTGAGCTAGTTGTTTGCTTATTGAAATATACATCTAGAAATGCGCGTTCATATGTCATAATTGGTCCAGTATATTTCGCAGTAGATACGTCAGTTGTACCAACTTTAGCTCCTGTCTGCTTTGCGTGTCTATACACTTTATCGCCAGTTCCATGACTAGGAGTTCCACCTAAATATTCATAAACAGAAAGCATTTCTGAATCATTCCCTTTGGGCGTTGCAGTTGCATTTTCAATCGGTCGGGCAATAATGATATATTGCATACCATTTTCTTGCCAACTTGTAATTATCTTTTCATTCATAACTTGCTGAGTTTCTTTCGTGTTCATAAACTTCTACTTTTGTTGCCTTTACACGACCATCAGTTTCTTCTTGCAAGAATATATTGATTATGTTGTATAAATACTCAGCAAACTTTTCACAGCCGGTTGCAGATAATATTCGTAATTGAATAATACCATCTTTATCCATTTGTATAAATTGGTCCAAATATGGATCGTCGTCAGCTACAATTGTAGTATGATCTAATAACCAAGCAAAATAATCTTTTGGAGACATACCAGCAATCTTAGTTTTAGATCGTTTCATTCCACCAAAGTCCCATACCCAGTTACGATAATCTAACTCGCCTTCGAACCATACTCGAAATGATACTGCATACCCGTGTAGGAATTTACAATGAGTTCCTTCTGCTCGCCATTGACGGAAACAAGTTGAGTAACCGTCAAATAATTTTGTTGAATTGTATTTTGCCATTAGTAACCTTTTACGAATTGATAAAATTCTGATCTTGCATTTCCATCATTTAGGAATGCTCCTGATAATTTTGCAGTTTTCATTGAAGCGCCTCGATGCTTAACACCTCTACATGATACACAGTTATGTGTTGCTTCAATCATTACAGCTACTCCTTTATTGTCAGTAATAAGTTCGTCTACTGCATGTTGTATTGCTACTGTCAATTGTTCTTGAATTGCACCTCGTCTGCCAAAATGTTCAACTACGCGATTCAATTTACTTAAACCTACTACATTGCCATTTTCTGCTGGGATATACGCAATATGAACTAGGCCTTCAATTGTTTGATGATGATGCGAACACATTGATGTTAAAGGAATTCCTCCCTCAAACACAATACCGTCATAACCATCAGATGGGAAAGATGTAATATCTGACATTGGTTCGTATCTACCACGCCATAAATCGTTTACATATGCCTTTGCAACACGGCGAGGTGTATTATCTGAATTAGGATCGGATTCCCAAGCCACTCCTAATGCTCGAAGAAACTCACCATAATGGTAAGCTGCATTATCAATAATCTCTTGTTTATCTTCATCCGTTAGTCGAGCATCTGGTCCAAATATTGCTTGTTTCGTTGCTAATTGTATTGAGATACCGTTAGCAAATCCAGATTTAACTAGTTCTATGTTTTTTCTTTGTTCGTTTGTCATAACTTGATTTCTTACTATAATATAATAGATTTTATTGGATTTTCAAAGTTTTATACAAACTTTTACATGGTTGAATCATTTGGAGTATCTATACCAGATGCATCGTATTTTGTTAGCTGGACTAAATTTACTTTGATTTGTGTATTTCCTAAAGCCCAATTAGCAACTAATCTGTGATGTCCATCGTAAATTGCCATTTCTCCGTTACCAAATTGAACAACATTGATTCTAGGAGTTGATTGTATATTTACGATGAGTTGTTTTACTTTTTCAGATTGTACATTTGGCTGAGTTATATGAATATCTGCAATATTAACGTATTTAATGTGATGTTGTTCTTCATGTTGTTCATATGTAACTATAACTTCATTCCAATCATACTTAGACTTTGTAAAAACACCTTCTATATTTTTAGCATCCGCAAAAATTTTACCGGAAGGTAATTTGTCAATTTTTTGATAAGCTAATTCTATAGATGAATTTGTTTCTTTTAATAAATTGCGCAATCGTATCATATTAATAAATATCTTGCAAGATGGTATTTCCTTTTTCGTATTGGGGTTCATAAGGACAATGTCTGCAACCATTACCACAACATGAACCTCGACGTTTGTGATATGATTCAGTCATTACTCGATATCCATTCTCCCAATAAAAGTCCGTAGGAAGGAGCTTGTTTCCAAACTCCCTCACGAACAATTGTTGTATCCAATCTTTTGATGCTGGTACTACTGACATTACTTTACCTCACATGCACCGCCAGCACAAGCCAATTCGCCTGACAGATCTGTATTATCATCTAATTCGATTACTTGTGATAAATCAATGTTATGAAGTGACTTCATCATTGTGTCATATGTTTCTTCGTTGCAATCCTCAAATGGAGCTTGAATGTATGTTCCTCCATTATATGGCAAAACTGATAATCCATTGTAGTGGTCTCTGTTTTCCCACATCCATTCACCAGCTAGATCCCATTCATCATCTTTTAATGATACCGTTGCTGATACATTGTGTGTATTGTTTCCTGAACGATGTCCTGGTTTAACCCATTCTAAATGCACTTTTTTAATTCTATCCAATAATTGAAAAGGCGATTCGAAACGCATGATTGCGCCTTCTGGAGCTTTTTGTGGAATTGAAATAACTGCCGTATCATGCGGACGGAAATATTCATCTTCAATAAGTTCTGGGTGATTACTTGCTAGATATGAATAGATAGCTTCATTCTTTCCTACTCGAATTCTACGAACATAAAAGTCATTGTGCCATGCGTGTATTCCTGATGATGTACCCAATGCTAATGATGTCGTACCTGCAGGCTTAACTGTGGTTGTACGAGCTGATTTATTGATTCCAATTAATTCAGCTACACGAGTATTTTCTTCTTTAACTGCTTTTGCAGCTGCTTTCATGTCATATCCTAACACAACGCCAGATCCGATACCCGTCATTGATACTCCAATAAGTGCATCTTTCTCAGTTGTACGTTGCCAAATTGGACGCAAATAATGAAAGCTAGTATATCCGGCTTGAAGCGTACCAATAAATGCTGCTGCTTGTACTCTTTCTATCAAATCTTCTTGTGATTTAATGTCAGATGCATTTACTTCACATAAATTGCAGAATTGAAATGGTCTTAGTGCAATTTCACAGCATGGATTAGTTCCCCAATCTTTGTCATTTGTAAGATAAATTCCTGGTTCTCCGGCACCGGACAATTCAACACGTTTCCATAAATCCATAAAGAATTCTTTGGTTAATTTGTGACGCATCAAAGTTGCTGAGTTGTTTGCACGTCCTCTTTGTGGATTGTTTTCCCACCAATCACCTGACTTGCATGCAATCATTTCTTCGTCATCTGCTGAGAACAATGATATAAGTGCTGCTCTACGAATACCGCCGGCTAATACTGCATCTGCAATATGGCAAACCATATCGTGTACTTCAATTGGAGATAGTTTATCACCATCTTCTTTAGAATCCAAAATACCTTGAAGCTTCATCAAACATTCTTTGAGTGGCTGAGGGCCTGGAGCTTTTCCTCCTGAAGTAACCAATCTAGCTCCTTTGTGACGAATGTCAGAAAAATCAAATGTAAATGATGATCCGCCTGTGAAATATGATTTAACAAGCACTTTCACGGCATCCGCCCAACCTTCAATTGAATCTGCAATTAGGTAGCGACGATTTTTCTTTGGATTTGGTTTGTAAATTTCTGGAAGCTTTTCGACATGATGTTTTTGTACCGAATACCCTACACCCGTTCCACCTAATAATAAAAACATGGATTCACCAAATGCTCTGTAATCATCAATTGGCAAATAGGCACAGTTATAAATTCGATTAGGGGAGATTTCAATTGGTTTTCCTCCGAATTGCAAACTACGCATCGATGGTAATATTTTTTTGTTGTATACAAATTGATATGCTGACTCAATTTCTGATTCCAAATGTGGATATCTTTTGATGTGCATTTGTTTGTTTCTTGTAACTAATTCTTCCCATGTTTCTCTGCGGTTAAGCTCAGGAAGATATTTTGCATACTTCATGTATACTGTAATTTCACTTAAAATTTTGTTTGAAATCTCCATTTGTGTAATCTTTTTTGTTAATAAATAAATTTGTTTTTAGATAAAAAAAGGCCGGTAAACTAATACCGGACCTTTTACATAATATAAATATGTTTTAACCTAAAGTTCCGCCCAGATCTTTGAACTTTTGTGCTAAATTTTTCTTCATAATATTTTCACCAGTTTTCATTGTTTGAGTTGTCTGTTTTCCTTGAGTTGTCTGTGGCTCAAAGAATTGGAACTGTCCATTGTTTGTATTAATTTTACAAGGCAATGTGATTCCATCAGGCCCAAAACGATTCTTGATAACGTGACCTCTACCAGTACCTGACATCTTGTCTTCCACTTTTCTGGAAAGTGACATTAAGAAGTCAGCAACCATCACTTTACCATAAGATGATGCAATTTTATCGGCTTCAATAATATCTTCTTCTAAGGCGCTTCTCCCTGCTTGTGATGCGGTCCATACAGGAACGTCATACTCACCTGCCATTCCTCTTAGATCCTCGTAGAGTTCTTCTAAGGCCTCGTGTTTGTCCTTTTTTGTGTTGATTTTCAACAAGTCACCATAATCCACAATAACCAATGAAGGTTTATTGCCTAGCATTATTGTTTTTTCTAAGTGAGCTTTAAGCCCCATAACACCAATTGATTTTGTTGGATAGTATTTGACAATTAGTTCACCAGATAGTGTGTCCATTTTATCTTGTACTGTTTCCTGATGATGTTTTAATGTTTGAGCATTGATTCCTGTTAATACCGAATCATAACGTTGAGCAACATATTCTTTGTTTAATTCCAATGTATAGTGTATAACAGTGTGTCCTGCTTTGATGGCATTTGCTCCAATATTAATAAGAAGCCAAGATTTACCAATTCCAGCAGGTGCCATTACTACTCCTAGTTCACCATTGGCTAGACCGCCAGCCATTAAATCGTCAACAACATCCCACCCGGTTGTGATAGTATGTCTAGCAGCTTCATCATATCGAGCAGCTACACTAGTTTTATAATCTAATCCAATATCAGTATCCGCGCCGGCTTTCATGGCTTTGTCCATATTGGTTTTAATCTGATCGTAATTGCCTCGTTGCAACAATTCGACTGACTCCATAATTGCTCGTTTAATTTCTTGATTCTTACAAAATTTAAGAATCTCGTCTTTAACAAAACTCAAATCATCAGATTCCATAAATCGGAATACTTCTTTAAGTTGTTCTAAAATTGCAGCTTTTAATATAGATTCTGGTCCGTCATCACTTAGCTCAGTCAATTTAACCTTTAATACATCTTTAGACGGAGGTGCTTTGTATGCTATAAAATGTTCCATGATTATTTCTAACAACCAAGCATTTGCATCTGATTCAAAATAATCAGGTTGTATGATATCTGAAATTTGTTGTAGAAATAAACGATCGGTAAACATTGCGGCAATTACTTTAACCTGAAAGCCCCATCCATACTCTGATAATTTATCTGTCATGTAACTATTATATTAAAAATAAATTGAGTTTCCAAGTTTTATTTGTTATGTGTTTGTTGTGCAAATGCATTCAATGATAACCAAGTGTTGTTTAGCCATTCCGGCAAATTTTTCATGGTTGACCACATTCGATCTTCCATAAACATTCGTTGAAATTCTATTTTGTTTAGTCCAGGAATTGGTTGTTGCATGATACCTCGAATTGTGCTTGAATTTGAAGCTGGAATGTTTAGCAATTTGATATTCATTAAACGATAGTTTTTGTCAATTATATCATAGTTATCTAGTACCTTTTGATAGTTTCGTGTTTCGTTTAATGCAACTTTGTTATCACATTTTGTTTTGAGATCTTCTAGTGTGAATTCGGATTCATTAACTAGCTCCGGAAATGTTTTTAAAATTGTTTTTGGACCAAATCCATCAACACCAGGAATGTTATCAGAGTTATCTCCAGTAAAGGTTCGATAGACAACATAATTGTTTGGATGCACCCCAAACTCCTCAATAAGAGTGGCTTCATCATACATTTTCTTTTTGATTGGAGACCACACCTGCAAAGTTGGACTTATTAATTGATAGAAGTCTCGATCGGTTGATACAATTGTAACTTTCTTGCTAATATCATTGTACATTTGTGCAATATACGCAATAGTGTCATCTGCTTCAATTCCATCAATTGATAAAAAAGTTACAGGTAAATTGTCTAGATATGATATTAGACGGCTAAATTGCCAACGCATTGCTTCTTGTTCATCTTCAATTGTTGGAAATTGCTGATGATCATGTCTACGCAATCTTGTTTTATTTGCTCTATTCCCTTTGTAGTCTTTGTATATTTTCTTGCGTCTGGCACTTCCGCCTCTGCCATCGAAAACAATAACACATCTACTAGGTTTAAAGTCTCGTACTGCTTTCCCAACAGAATACAAAAATCCAGTAATACCGCCTACATGTTCACCGTCTTCATTTGTTGACGGAGTAGCACCAAAGCTTCTTATGAAAGTATTTAATCCGTCAAACACCATGATATGATCATCGACATTTGACGGATTAGATTCTTTTTCTTTTTGTAACTGTTTGAATAATTCTTGATATTTATTCATAACTTATTTTGCTGTTAGCCTTCTTCGTCTATAACTTCATCTGTGATAATTACATCAT